GTCACATTTTTACGCACGCGAAATTAAAAATTTAATGGGTTGACAAAATGGGTGGAGTTGCTTCAGTGCCTGGGCGTGGTCGAAAGGCCAAACCGCAAGAACAAAAAAGAGCGAGTGGTAATCCTGGTAAGCGTCCACTCAATAATCATGTACCTGAATTTTCAGAAATCAAAAATATTGATGTCCCTGACTATATGGAGCAATTAGAGTTCGCGCCGATTATATGGCGGTCAATAGTTCCAGAATTGTGTGCTCAAAAGATTTTACGCATCACTGATATGCATAACGTGGAAGCCTTTTGTATGGCTTATGAAAATTGGCGCAAGGCCCAGCGTAGCGTAGCTTTGGAAGGAATTGTAGTTTCTGGTGCAATGGGTGGTCCAATTAAAAATCCAGCATTAACTGCATCAAACGAAGCAGCGCGTCAAATGGCAATGTTTGGAGCAATGCTTGGTTTGGATCCATCTGCACGCGCAAGATTGACGGGTGCTGGGCAGAAAAAGAAAGGCAACGCATTTCAAGAGGTCCGTAGCATGTAGTGAGGTTTTATGGCTGGCGATTACCCAAATGTTGATGCTGCCAACAAGTGGGCTAAGGCAGTCGTAAATGGAAAAATCCCAGCATGTAAATGGGTGAAATTAGCCTGTAAACGACATTTAGATGACTTAAAAAAGTCAAAAACACGGGATTTTCCATACAAATTTGACCCTAAATTAGCTGAAAAAAAGATTCTTTTTGTCGAGTTATTGCCACACACAAAGGGTGAATGGGCATTAAAACGACTCAAGATCAGTTTAGAAGATTGGCAAAAATTCGGTATTGCTGTCACTTTTGGTTGGGTTCGCAAGAAAGATGGCTATCGTCGCTTCCGTGAGAGTTATTGGGAAGTACCGCGTAAAAATGGCAAGTCGGCAATTGCAGCTGGTGTAGCTCTCAATATGTTTTGTAATGATGGTGAGTTTGGTTCCGAAGTCTATTCTGGTGCAACAACTGAGAAGCAGGCTTGGGAGGTATTTAAACCAGCTCGATTAATGGTAAATCGTTCACCAGATTTAATTGAAGATGCTGGCATTGTTGTAAATGCAGCGAGTTTAGAAATTCCAACAGATGGTTCAGTCTTTGAGCCATTGATTGGTGATCCACCGGACGGCCAATCCCCGCATTGTGCCATTGTTGATGAATATCACGAACATATAGATTCCCGTTTGTATGACACGATGCAAACAGGGATGGGAGCACGCCGTCAGCCTTTAATTTTCACTATTACTACTGCTGGTTTCAATATTGAAGGTCCATGTTATGACTTGCGTGATCGAGTCATGCAGATGCTGGATGGTGTCATTGAAGATGATGAACTGTTTGGCTGGATATGGACCATTGATGAGGGAGATGATTGGACTGATCCGAAGGTGCTGCAAAAGGCTAATCCTAATTTTGATGTGTCAGTTTATGGGGATTATCTCGAGTCACAGCAAAAGAAAGCGGTTCAGCATCCATCAAGACAAAATACATTTAAAACTAAACATTTAAATGTGTGGGTATCAGCAAGAACTGCATTTTTCAATATGGAAAAATGGAAGGCTTGTGCTGATACCAAATTAATTATTGATCAGTTTAAAGCTGTACCTTGTTTAATTTGTGCCGATTTAGCATCTCGAATTGACTTGGCAGCGGCAGTGAAGCTGTTTTATCGCATAGAAGCAGGGAAGATTCATTACTACTGTATTGCCCCTAGTTTTTATGTGCCTGAAGACACGATTTTCAATGGGGAAGAAAAGCAGGTTATAAAGTTATACCAGAAGTGGCACAACATGGGTCTGATCGATGCACATGATACAGCTGAGAATGATTTAAACCAGATTGCTGATGACATTACTGATATGGCAGAGCATGTAGCCTTGACTGAAGTCCCGCTTGATGAATGGGGTGGGTTTCAGATTATCAGTAAGGTTGAGGCGAAAGGTTATATAGCTGTAAAAATTCCAAAAAACGTCAAAACCTTTTCACCTGCAATGCGTGAGCTTGAAGCAGCAATTGCTGCTGGACGTTTTCATCATGATGGAAATCCGATTTTGACTTGGATGATAGGAAATGTCGTTGCCAATCCAGATGCCAATAACAATGTATTTCCAAGGAAGCCTAATAACTCAAAAAAAATAGATGGTGCAGTCGCATTGTTGATGGGTATTAGTCGTGTTCTAGCTTTAACGAGTCAAAAGCAAGATTCCAATTTATCTGAACATATAGAGAAACACGGGGTTAGAAGATTGTAATGAGTCTAATGTCAAAAATTGGGGAGTACCTTGGTATCAAGGCTACTCCCCAAATTATTTCTAGCCCTGATGATTTGATGAGGATTTTTGGGGCTGAGTATGTAACAGGTAGTGAACCTATTACAGCCTTAAGAGCAATGCAATTGGCGACAGTTTTCACTTGCGTTCGAGTTTTAGCTGAAAGTATGGGAATGCTGCCTTGTAGACTTTATCGGAGAGAAGGAAAAAAGAAAATTCCTGCTGAAGAGCATAAATTACATGATCTTCTGTATGTTGCACCAAATGACTTTATGACAGCTCAAGAGTTTTGGGAGTTGTTGATGGTGTGTTTGTGTCTTCGAGGGAATTTTTATGCATATAAAGTTTATGCCTTAGGGCAAGTAGCAGAGTTATTACCCATCGATCCATCAACCGTTACCCCTAGGCTCAAAGATGATTGGACGGTTGAATATCACGTTTCATTTAAAGATGGCGTGAAAACACTAACACAGGATGAAATCTGGCACGTTCGTTTATTCACATTAGATGGGCTGAATGGATTGAATCCAATTGCATATGCAAGAAAGTGTCTATCATTGGGTTTAGACATGGAATCCCATGCCATAAATTTATTTAAAAACGGTGCAGTTACATCTGGTGTTTTAGAAACAGATGAAGAGCTTTCTGATGTTGCATTTGATCGACTGAAAACAGAGTTCACAGAAAATCATACGGGCCTGACAAATGTCTATAAACCAATGATTTTAGAAAAGGGTCTCAAGTGGAAGCCAACTGCTTTAAACCTTGAGGATTCTCAATTTCTTGAAACGCGTAATTTTCAAAAGAATGAAATTTGCGGTCTTTATCGTGTACCGCCTCATCTAGCCGCGATGATGGAAAAGATGACGCTTAATAATATTGAGCATATGGGGATGTCATTTGTGAACTACTCGCTTGTTCCTTATATGACCCGTATTGAGTCGCGCATCAAAGTTGGTTTGATCAAGCCAGACGAACGCAAAAAATATTATGCGAAGTTTAATGCTGGAGCACTTTTACGTGGTGATTTGAAATCACGATATGAATCTTATGGAAAAGGTATCCAATGGGGCTTTCTCAGTCCGAATGATGTGCGTGAATTAGAGGATATGGATCCTCGCGATGGTGGTGATGTTTATCTAACACCTATGAATATGACGACAGATCCTGAAGAGGGTAAAGATGGAAGTTAAATATTTAAATGTTCCCCTAAAAATTAAATCTGTTTCTGAAACAGGTGAGTTTGAAGGGTATGCATCTGTTTTTGATGTCATTGATAGTTACAGCGATATCGTGGTCCGAGGTGCATTTCAAAAGTCATTAGAGCGTTGGGCAGAAAGAAAGGATTTACCTTCAGTTTTATGGCAACACAAAATGGCTGAACCCATTGGACCCTTCACAGAAATGAAAGAAGATGATTACGGACTCTTTGTTCGTGGTCGTTTGCTAATAGATGATGATCCATTGGCCAAACGTGCACATGCTCATATGAAAGCTGGCAGTGTCAAGGGAATGTCGATTGGTTACATGCTGAAAGATTGGGAATATGACTCAGCAAAAGGTGCATTTTTACTTAAAGAAATTGATTTGTGGGAAGTGTCCATTGTGACAATGCCTGCAAATACAGAGGCGAAAATTACGGAAGTTAAAACCGCATTTCGTAAAGGTGAAATTCCTTCGCCGTCCAGCGTTGAGAAAGCATTACGAGAGGTAATGGGACTTTCTCAAAAACAAGCCAAAGCTTTTATGGCTAAAGGCTATAGTGCAATAGGTTCTCAGCGAGAGGTTGAAAGTCAATCAAGCACACTTGAATCAATTAAAGACTTAACAGCATTTTTAAGAGGATAATATCTCATGGCTATTGATGAAAAGGATCTGGGTGAAGTAATCACAGATTTAAAAGGTGCATTTGAGGATTTTAAAAAATCAAATGATAAAGAGCTTGAGGCAATCAAAGCTGAAAAGGCTAAGCAAACCGAAGTAACAGAAAAGCTTAATGAAAAACTAGGGGATCTTGATAAGTTAAAAGAAGAGCTTGAAAAGGAAATTAAGCAAGCGAAACGACCAGGATCACCTAAGGCAACTGATGTAGAAGCACATAAAGCTGGCTTTACCCAATTCTTGCGTAAAGGTAACGATGATGGTCTTGCTGATTTACAACAGAAAGCAATTCAAATTGGTGTGGATTCAGATGGCGGCTATGCTGTTCCTGAAGAATTGGATCGGACAATTTTAGAGTTGTTACATGATGAAAGCCCGATGCGTAAGGTTTGTAATCAAATCACTGTTAGTACTTCTGACTACAAAAAATTAGTCAGCCTTGGTGGTGCAGGAAGTGGTTGGGTTGGTGAAACAGCTCCACGTCCAGCAACTGGAACCCCAACGTTAGCGCAGATTTTTGCAACAATGGGTGAAATTTATGCGAATCCGCAAGCTACTCAAACTTCATTGGATGATGTTTTCTTTAATGTAGAAGCATGGTTGCAGGATGAAGTTGCTCGAGAATTTGCTGAAAAGGAAAGTTTAGCATTTTTACTTGGTGATGGTACTAACAAGCCTAAAGGTATTTTAACAAGTCCTTTAGATGCTGCTAATGATAAAGATCGTGATTTCGGAACAATTCAGCAACTTAGTTCAGGTACCGCTGGCACTTTTAATGGTGATAATTTGATTGATTTGATTTATTCAATTAAAGCAGGCTATCGCCAAAATTCAGTATTTATGATGACTAACCTGACGCAATCCAAAGCTCGAAAACTTAAAGATAGTGAAGGTAATTATTTGTGGCAACCCGGTTTGCAAGCGGGGCAACCTTCAACTTTATTAAGTTACAAGATTGAAGAAAACAATGACATGCCAGAAGCTGAAGCAGATGCTAATGCTATTTTATTTGGTGATTTCAAACGTGGTTATACGATAGTTGATCGCATGGGTACACGTATCTTACGAGATCCTTTTACCAATAAGCCTTTTGTAGGTTTCTACACTACAAAACGAGTTGGAGGCATGTTAACTGATAGTAATGCTCTTAAAGTTCTAACTTTAAAAGCATAAATATTCGAATTTAAAAAGCCTCTTTTTAGAGGCTTTCTTATATTGGAGTACTTGTATGCCTGTAATTTCAGTTAAGAAGAAATTCAAGATAGCGATTAGCAATGGTAATCAAATTATTGAATTTAAACTTGGCGATTATGTTGTTGATGATCGTGTTGCAGATGTAGCTGTAAATCAACTTAAAGTTGCTGTTTTAAAAAGAGGTGGTGAAAAAAATGCCAATTCTAACTCCGGAACAGGTGAAGCACCGCCTTAAAGTTGATACTGATGATGCTGATAGCGATCTTCAGTTATTGATAGATGCTTCGCTTTCGGCATTTGAGGAAGTGACAAATCGAAAATTATATGAAGTGGGCGCAATTATTCCTGACAATGTTACCAATGGCATTCATGCATCACCATCAATAATCCAAGGAGCATTAATTTTAATTGCTCATTGGTATGCTTACCCTGAGTCAACAGGGGATGGTAGTGAATTGCCTAAAGGGACTTTGTGGCAATGGAATCGACATAGATTTATTCATGTTGGGTAGTAAATACGATGAATTGTTCAGGATGTGAGGCACGCCGTGAATGGATTAGACAACATACAGAACGAGCCAAGCTCAAATTGCAACGGTTGTTGCAACAACTTAGTCCCACAACTGATCAACATTTGTCGGGAGCTAATTCAAACAGTCAACACACAAAACGAACTGATGGCTCAGATCATGAATCAAAATAATGAGCTAATTGCTCAGCAATTAGATGAAGATGATGAAGAGCCACATTATTTGAGTGAGTGATTATGTCTAGACTTAGTGCTGGTGAGCTATGTCATCGAGTTGTTATTCAGAGAAATGTGAGTACAGAACGTGACGAATACAATCATGAAAAACCTGCGGATTGGCAAGTTTTTTTAACATTATGGGCCAAGGTAACGCCGTTATCAGTACGAGATTTATTTGCAGCTCAAGCA